GTGGCAATGAAAGCTGAAGCTCACACGTCCAAACTTATGGAAGTATTGGAAGTTGTTGGAGCATTGGCTATTACTTTGCCTGCCTTACAAACTCCAGCTCAAGTCGCAGCTCAGATTGTTTTATCACTCCGAGCTCTGACGACTGGAAGTCTTTGTGATCAAATTCTTGCTCAAGATGACACTATCAGATGGTGCAAGGATTTGTTCGGATATAATATTTTCGAACAACAATCATCTATTTTCGGAGAAAATATGTCTACTGGTGTAGAATGGTTAAGAAAAGTTCCAGATCTTCGTGAGAACTGGGATTCTGTTCGAAATGCTCCTGTATTCGGAAAGATCTCAGCCTTGATTTCAGTGGCGGCATCTGTCGGATTATGTTCAGTTACCAACCTTAAATGGTCTGTACAAGGAGTCGATCTTTTCCGCGTCGGTACCGTACCGAAGCATAGTACTGCTATTGATTTAGTTGGTGCAGTTCTTGATACTGTTGTATATTTTATCGAAGGTGGGTATGAATGTTTTAAACAAAGATCTTTTAGCCCCCTATTTTTTACTAATGATGATAGTAGGATGCTAGATGAATTATATTTTCCTTTATTGGAATTACATGAACATGCTATGGTTTTTAACTTACATCAGAAAAGAGTTACCATAAAAGGGGAACTTAAAACTATTAGAGATATTGAATATAGCCAATTATTAGATGAAGCTATAGAATTATCTGAGAGATTGTTTAAGTCTGCCAAAGGTACGTGGCAACAAGGATATTTAGAAAAACGTATTGATGTCCTTCGAAAGAATCGTGCTGCTTATCAAGCTAAGCGAATTGACGGATCTATGCGTTTTGCACCTTTCACTGTATATATTTGGGGAGAATCTGGGTGTGGTAAATCCACTATTGCTCAAATTGCGATGGTTGATTGTTTATCAGCCTCAGGTACAGATCCCAGTACTAAAAATACTGCTGTTATTAAGGAATCCGACAAATATGATTCTACTTTAAAAGGTCATACAACAGGAATCTTTTTTGACGATCTTGGAAATACCAAATCCGATTTTTTGGATAGATCACCTACCGAACGTATCATTGATATTAATAACAATATGATCACTTATGCTAATAAGGCTGATTTAC